CTATGAATGAAAGACTGTCTCAATGAGTCGCCTTCAGTCCAAGCAACAGTCCTTGGGAAGCCATCAAAGAGAATTTCTTGGGCTGTATGCATTTGACAAAAGAAAAGAGAACGTGCCTAAGTATAACTGTTGTGGTTACTCTGTCGGAAACTGATTTCTCGTTTTTACTTCTATTACCGTTTGTCTCAACAACAACAATAGTATCGTTTCTACTGCTCCCGTGACAAACAAGTAATATCTTCTGTTTTTCAAACCCTCTTGTTTTACCTACACCAACAGAATTCCATCCAAACGATATTGCCTTCGCACCTTCGTCAAGAATACGCTCTGCATGGTTTCTTGGTTTAGCATAAAACTTAGAGTTTGTATCATTTTGTTCTACATTAATATCCAAATCATCATACAATCTTTTCAATTGGGTAGCATTGTATGGCGGGTCAAGAAGTATTCCACCATCAACCTCATTTTTATCAAACATGGAGAGAAAATCATCTGCTTTCTTTGTGTAATCAGTATCAAGTTCTGGATTAAGATCGTTTGTAATATCAGCAGGACTATTTTTACCTGCAAATGGGTCAATCCACAACCCTTCTCCCATCTCTTCATCTAATAATTTAGAAATAGGAGCAATATCAAATGTCCAGCGTGAAGGCATCGCAAACTCTCTTTCAATATTCATCTTCAATATACTCCTTTGATAGATTCTTAAACTCTTCGTAGTTTCTAGCTTCAAATTTTCCCTCTAAAATTTTATGGTGTTTTTGACAGAGGGTTATTAGATTATTCAACGAATTCATTGTCTCATGCTCTTCTTCAATATTCCAATAACCAGTTGAAGTTATATGATGCACTGATGGTTTTCTCCCCAATTCTTCTTTTGTATCATCACAGATTTGGCATGAGTAATTATCTCTTTCTAATGCTCTTTGTCTTTGAGAATCCCACGACGGCCCATAATAACCTTTGTGACCACCATCCCAATTAAAATGTTCTTCACCTGATAATAAATGATAAGGGGTGTAACCGCACTCATTTACTGCTTCAGAAAAAGTACCAAACACACGTCTAAATACTATTTCACTAACGTTATATTCTTCTTTCATATCTGATACTGTTGGTGCATGGTTGTTTTCAGAGTAAAAATTATTAATCATTGATTTGAGTTCTTCTCTATTATAAGATTTGAAATTTATAGATAAACCAGTTTTTTCTAACGCTTGATTATATCCGCCAAGGAGTCTGTATACTGTGTCAGAGCTATAATTTCCATTCTTTAGGTATTCTTCTAAGGTAGGGATTTTGTCTTTTTGATTATAAACTCCCCTTATATCTCTAACTATGTCTTCTTCAGTGGTTTTTCTTTCTCTTTTAGGTGTGAAACCTGCTTCTCTAACAGCATCGCCAAACGTATCCCATCTTCGTTGATAACAGCCCATACTATATTGACTTTTTTCTATAAATTCTTTTCCATGTAAGACACCATGTTCTGCAAAAACGTCTTCAATTTCTTGCACCAATTCTTCCTCTTTAACAACACCACTATCGTTAAAGGAATCTATATTTGATTCTTCTAATGACTTATTCCAAGTATCAAACTTTGTGTAAAAAGGACGTATACTAAACTTAGAGTGTTTCTTTACATCTTTTTCTCTTGGAGGTTTGCCATCTCTATGTTCTTCAGACAATCTTTCAATTTCTTCTAAAAGTTCCTTTTTCGTTGTTGACCTTCTGCGTGGTTCTAAACCAGCTTCTTTTACAGCATGAGTCCAATTGTCAAAACACTTCTTAACATCCCTAAAAGAATAATCAGAGTATTCCCTAAATTGGTCTATTGTCGGAGGGTCAGAACTCTCTTCTAAAGAATTAACGGCATTGATTTCGTCCAAAATAATTTGCTCGTCCATGCTAACATTTAGTGCATGGAGACTTATTACTCTGTCGGTAGCAGTAAGTATCTTAGTGTGAAATCACTTGTGTTATTTTTCCGAACAATATCAATTGGCTTATCTTCACCAACAGCAACTTCAATTTCACCATTGATATTGCTGAACAACTCTGAGAATCCACGACTGTACGTATTGTTTACATCAGGCCCGTCAACATCTTCTGCTTGAAGACTGCCTGAAACAGCATTACGCTCGTTATCATCACTTGCATTAAGCACGAATTCTCCATTTTCAATTACAACAGGATATGTACTCATTGCAAAGTCATCAAACTCTGTTACGTTGACAATACGTTGGAATTCACTAACATCTGTAGTGAACGTGGTTGGTAGTGGTTCACCATCTTCAGCACTTTCATTAACCGTACTCGGTGGAACCCAACGATCATCTGAGTTATACAGATTCACAATTCCTGTCTGTTGTGACTCGTAATCTGCTTCCGATGAAGGAACAAAGATGGTAACGCTCAAATCACCATCAATCTGCATCTTCTTACAACCACGCTCTCCTTCAACACCGTAGAAAGACACATCAACTGTCTCACCACCACCTTATCGTACTTGTCATTCAGTGGTGCGGAAATCCACTGAAGCATACTCTGCAAGTTACCGCGTGTCGTTTGGAATGACCCTTTCTTAATCATCTTTCGCCTGCCAACTACCTTGTTCCATCAGAGACGTTTCTTCTTTCTCTTCACCAATGAAGTTATAATAACTCTCAGTTTCCTCATGCGAAAACATACGAATCGCACAAGAACCCAAGTAACAAAATGCTCCAATGGGCAGTTTGCTTACTTCCTCCTTTTCTATATCTGTAGCGGTTGAAATGCAAAGTTCAATCCACATTTTATCAATGCTTTTGAAACTACCTTCTTTACATCTTTTAGCAATTTCGTCGGGGATAGATGCACTAAGTGCAGTAGCTTCAACGAACGATAGTTCTAATTCCAAATCTCCATACTCGGGAATATTCACAACCTCTTTACTGTAAGTCCAATTAAGGTCAAAAGTTAAACTCATTGTGCGAACCTCATTGTATTTGCTTCGGTAAACCTTACATCGTATTCAAGGCTATACATCTCTTTCACATCTCCAACATTATCAGCACCTTCTGACTCAATTCGCTGAATCTCATCAAGAAGGTCATTGTGCTTCTGGTACGTCGGACGGGTTAATCCTGTGTACTTGAAACGAGTTAGTCCACTTTTCTGAAGGTCGCCAACCGGAATACCTGTATCGTCAAGATACAGTCGAATGATGCTGTTGACCTTGTAGACGTTTTCTTTCTCACCACCGGGTTTGTCGGGTGCTTTATCTACATTGTCATTGGAGATTACTTCACCCAGATCATCCTTTCGTGTGCTTGTCCAATAGACGTGGAAATCACAACTCTCAAACGGCTTTCGGAAGTGAGAGTTATGGTACTCCTTAATCTTTGGCCAATCTTGAAGTTCAATGTTCACATCTTCAGGTGGGGTATTTGGATACCACTCGTCAATGAACTTGTATTGACTCCATTCCCACATTACCGCCATTGAGTCAACAACAATCGTACCAAGATCGCCCGTTTTTGATTTATATTCTGATAGGAAGTTTAGTGCTTCATCCCGACTTTGACACGCTTCATCAAAGTCTTCTGGTTGCCAAATGTAAACTTCTTTATCATCAAACTTGTGAGCAATATCATCTGCCTTCCCTTCTGTATCAATAATACAGACAGGTTCGGGCATCGTATAGCCCATGTGCGATTTACCAACCCCCTCGTTGCCCCAGCACATAACCTTATGCTGTGCTTCTTTTTCTGCTGCTTCACCAACATCCATCGCATTTGGAGCTAGTGAAGACAAGTCAACATTAGACTCTTTTTCTGTCATTGTTTCTTCTTCTGTTTCTTCTTCAGTGCTTTCTTCTTCCGTCTGTTCACTTTCTTTAATGTCTTCATCATCACTCCATCCCATGTTTAGATTTGGGTGCGGTCAACGTTTGAACTTGTTGATTCTCGCTCTGGTGCAGTTTCTTCACTTGATTCATCAGTGTATCCGTCGTAATCACCTTCATCAAGAATTGGGATAATCCCATCAACATTCATAGATACGATGCCATTCTCGTTCTTGCTAACAGTACCGAACATCTCAACAATGGATTTTGAAGCGTACTCCATTGCCGAAGGTTCACACCAAGCAGTTAAACCGGGAGTAGCGTTCTCACTGGCTTCATCTGCATCGTACACATCACTCTGAACAACATCATCTTCATCGAAGACAGTATCATCACGAACGGTGTACGTGCCATTACCTTCAGCGGGATTCTTATAGCCATCGTAAATGTCAACTGTCATACGCCGAACGTCAACACCAAAATCAGCAGGATAAACGTCGCCATCATCAGTACGTTCGGTCGAAGACATATTTTCAGCGATGCTTGCAATATCCGTTTCAGGTACAGCATCACGAATTTCTTGAATAATATCATCACGGTTGTCTGGTTTCGTAACCTCAAGGTCGGTATCTTCATCAGAATTCAGAACGCGGAACTTATCAGTGTGTCCTTCACTGACAGAAAATTCACCAACAACGATGTTGCCAACTTCATCAAATGCGTCCTGAACCTTACCAAGATTCACGTCGCCGCTATCAATGATGATGGTAGACAGGAACGCTCGCCCACCCTCATTGGGATTCGGGTCAACCAGTGCCTTTCCAACGAAAGTATCTCCGTTGTTCCAATTCCGAATTGAACCACCGATAGTCAACATCTCAACTGCTTCAGTGGGAATCCGATTGCCCGAAAGTTCTGCCGTCCGAACAGCACGGAGTGCAAGACTCTCAAGATAGTCTTCATCCACGTTGTTCGCCCGCTCCTGCACATCTTCGTATTTCTCCTTGAACTTGTCTACAACGTCTTCATACTCTACGTCATTACTTTCGGCCAGCGATTCAAGTTCGTTGACGGTGTCTTCAGTAATTTCCATCGGCGTCATGACTTTGAGTGGGGGTAGTAAAAACGTTTACGGTTCAGACACCAGTAATAGAGTTTTCGCCAATGTCAATGAGTGTACTTGTGTTCCCTGTAGATGGATGATTTTGAACTTCCGCTTCAAACAACTCTCCTTTTGCTTCGCTCATCATTATATGCGCTTGACTTGTGTGTTTTATTTTTGCTCCTCCGTATTGTAGAACGTTTTTACCGTAACTATCTGGATTCTTGTATGCTTGATTCGTAAATAGAACAGGACAAGACAATCTATCAGCCATTTCTTCTAACTTGAGTAAGTGCCTTCCTAGTTCATTAGAACGTTCCGATAAGGTTCCTCTACCATCAAAGTCAGATGATAGTCTAATTCTTGCAGTAAGAGAGTCCACAACAATAACAGCAGCTTCATCAAAGGTATCCATGACCTTTCCATATGAACTATACTGTTGGTCAATAGAATATGCTTTTACTCGATGAATATTTTCAACTGTATCATCTTTACTAGCCAATGCATCAATACGTTTTGGACGGAATCTATCAACTTCTGTCTCAACAATTATTGATGGTTTACCTGTCTGTTCATACCCTTCTACTAGTAATTTTTGTGCTAGTTGTGATTTACCTGTACCTGATTCACCCCAAATACTAATAACAGAACCTTCTTCAAAACCACCTTCTAGTGCTTCATCTAATTCTTCTACATTTGATTTAATTTTATTTTTGTTGTCGTATTCTTCTTGTACTTCAACTCCTGTTTGAATAGTAATGGTATTTTGTTTAGCTTTATATTTAATATCCTTAGCCCTACTTGTACTCATACCAGCATTACTAATATCCTCTATACTAGCATTAGCTAAATCATCAATAGAACTAATCCCATTATTGTTTAATGACTCTACTGTTTTACTTCCTACACCTGATATATCTTCTAATTCCATATACAATTGTTTAGTGCATGGTAGAGTATAAATCTTTGTTTTCTCTACACTAGTATAACTAGTATATACTAGACTAGAAGGAACTAACAACATATTATAAATACAGCACCGCAACAGCACAGCAAGATACGGTACGGGAAATATATAACTCTTATTATTGTATATTATTAGACTTTTACTTGATACGCAGGTAAAACGTGGTCAGTAAAGTTTATGTTGACTCGGAATAAAACAGTATAGTAATATGAGTTATACTGAAGAACAAATAATTAATAAAGTTGAAAAAATTTCTCAAAATTGTTGTAACGGTAAAATACCAGAAAAAAGCGATATTAAAAAGTCATCATTAATATCTTATACTACAATTACAACAAGAATGGGGTCACTATTAGAAACGGTAATAAAATCAAATATAACCTCAAACGGCGATTACAATAGGAAGAATTTTTATATTGATTATATTTCATTGAAAAGAAAAAGTAATAAG